GAACCCGAAGCCGGTGTTCGCCCGTGCATCGGCACCATAGACGAATTCCTTGTTCATGAAGACGTTCTGGTCCTGCTCGCGATCCAGCGAGACGAACTTGAAGTCCTTGCGCTTCTGCAGGATCAGCGGCTTGAGCGCCCGGCGGGTGTCCAGCAAGTACCAGCCCGTGCCCGACCCGCCGCCCGTGTTCGAAACGGTGGTCTGATTGCCATCCTCGTCCAGGACCGGGTGGTCGGTGTCGAAGAAGTTTTGACCGTCGTAGCACTCGGTCGAGAAGCCTTGGGCCAGAAGCCCGAAGACCATGAGGTCCCACTCGGAGCCGGTCGACATGCCCATCTCTTCGAAGAGCGGCGCATAGATCCCGAGGTTGTCGGTCTCGATGTCGTCCCGGTCCACGCCGATGGTCAGTTCGAGGGGCTTTTCCTTGATGGCATAGTCGTGCTGCATCAGGTTCTGGACGAGACGGGGACCGATCCATTCGCGGACGCGCGGGATCTTCCCCAACCAACCGTACTTCTGCTCCTTCTGCGTAGACCGGACCTCGGTCGCGATACGGCTCCACATCGGATCGGCCTGCCCCAATCCGCGTTGGAAGGAAGCGTTGAAACCGACGCGCAGGCTGTTCAGGTTTGCGGCATTGATGAGCATGTCAGGGGTCCTCTCAGGCCGCGGCTACGGCGGTCAGGGCCTCGTCCAGGCGGACCCAGACCCCGTTGGCGTCGACACCTTCGATCAGCCCGGCGGGCGAGCGCGTGGAGGTGCCATCGGTCTTGGCGACGGTCTGATCGTCGACGGCGTAGCAGACGTTCCCGATCTCGGCCTTGGTGATCTCGTCCGCCGCCGCCGAGTTGGCGAAGCGGTAGATGCCAGGGCGGTAATCGCAGGTCAGGTCACCCGCCGACCCTGCGGAGTTGTCGACCCGCTCCTCGGCACGGCCGGCACCGATCAGGCCCGTGGCGGTCTGGCCCTCGACCAGGTTGCCCGAGGCATCCCGCATCACCAGGGCGCCGGCATAGATCAGGGTCGAGGCGGCAACGTCGCCCTGGCGGATGTCACCCTCGAAACGGGGTGTGTTGCGGTCTGCGGTCAGTGCGGCCATCAGGCTGCCTCCTCTTCGCCCGCGTCAGCCTTCAGCTGCGCAAGAAAATCCTCGTGAGACACCCCGAGCTGGTCGGCGACCACCTTCTGGTCGGCGCTCAGCTCGGTGATCGCCTCGCCCTTCGGGACGGGATTGGCGGTGTGGGTCCGCGAGAGCTTGGGCAGCCGGCTAACCAGCTTCTCCGCGCGCTCGGGATTGTCGATCCAGAGCGCCGACAGTTCCGCGCGCAGCTCCGCATCGATGGCGCGACCTTCGGCCACCTTCTGGTCCAACCACCGCTCGGCGCGCAGATCGCCCAGCTGCTGGGTCAGTTCGGCCACCTCGTCGGCGTCGCCGGCATTCGCCACGGCCGCCTTGGCCAGGACGGTCAGCTCCGCCACGCTGGCGCCCTCCTCGGCCCCCAGTGCAAGCGCCAGGGTGGAGAGCTCGGCGGGCTTCTCCGCGCCCTTCTTCAGCTTCGAGATGGCGGCGAGGATCGCGTCCTCACCGGCATCTTCCGCGAGGCCCAGGGCCTTCGCGATTGCGGCCATGTTCATGTCGTCTGTCTCCTCGGAAAGGGATGCGATGGCCCCGCCCAGCGCGGGGGTATTGGTCAGGGAGGCGTGGAAGATCCGCGCCACCTTGCCGGTGGCCTTGTTGAAGGACATCACCGGCGAGATGCCGTGATAGGCGCGGTCGGCCATCAGCTCGGCGCCCTTGCTGTTCCAGGTCACACGCCCCCAGATCCCGTCCGGACGGCCCTGCAGCTCCTCGATCCAACCCACGGCCGGCGCATCGCCGCCTTTCGGGGCGGAGCGCGTGGTGGCGTGGTTCACGTCGATGAAGATCCGCTCACCGGATGCGGTGCTGGCGGCGATCAGCTCCTCGGCGCTGTCGTAGAACCAGGGGCCCCGCCCATCGATAGAGCGGAACTTCTTGTTCGGCGCAGGCAAGAGCTGGATCCATTGTGGCGGGGCTTCACCTTCCAGCGAAAGAGCCACCGCCTCGAAGGACGAGATATCGGGTCGCGTGTTCATGAGGGCAAAATGCCCGGCGCCGCGCCCCTGTTACGTTGGCAAGGTCGTGCTGCGGTATCCCATGGAACTGCCGGTGCGTTCTGGAATAGAGGGCAGCGCAATTTAGGTGAGAGCATCAGCTTTAGAACTGCCGACATGCGTGACACCGGCCCATGCCGGTCATTCATGACGTTCGTAACAAACGGCAGGTTTGAGCCTTTGATGTCGAACCTGTTCGTTAATCTCTATTCGAAAACAATATCGGCCCTCTTGAACATATAGCGGTGCGTCACCACTATATCTGGTATGTCCATGGTCGCCATGGCGTCCGACGTGAAGCTGGACCTGTCCATGCGGATCGTGCGCCACGGAGACCTCGCCAAGGTGGCTGTTGCCGCTGAGGTGTCTGTCGTAGCGGCCATGCCGTGCGCAGAGGATGGGCCAGGCCTGACCGTTGGCTTTGAAGCTGTGAATGCTCCGTCTTCTGACGGCCTCCAAGCAGCAGATAAGCATTCAAAGCGGCGGGCGTGGCCGGGGCGAAACGCGCTTGACATTGCTAAAAACCTGCTAAGGTGGAAGGTGGAGAAATGCGTGAACTTGCCCCGAAAAACCGGCTCTCCTGAGCTGGCTTACCGGTGTGCGCGGAATTTTGATCGCGCTCGCCGCAGCGTCCATGGTCGCCATGGCGTCCGACGTGAAGCTGGACCTGTCCATGCGGATCGTGCGCCACGGAGACCTCGCCAAGGTGGCTGTTGCCGCTGAGGTGTCTGTCGTAGCGGCCATGCCGTGCGCAGAGGATGGGTGTCCGTCAACGGTCGGGATTGTATGAGCGGAGGACCCGAGCGAAGAACATGGCGAAGACACTATTTCAAGAAGTCAGAAGCGAACAAAACATCTTCTCAGCTTGGCGACACGTGAAGCGCAGCGCTTTGACCTCAGGCAACGCCGACATTCGCGGCAAAGCCTCCGAGTTCGAGCATGCTCACCAGCGTCACCTTAGGCGCATCATTGGTCAACTGCGCACGGGCAAGCTCTCCTTTGATCCTGTCGAGGGCGTCTTGAAGGACAAGCGCAAGCGTCTTGCAGCAGGCAAAGCCCCACGGCCCATCGCAATATCCACCATCCAGAACCGTGTCGTCCAGCGGGCAATCCTACAGGTTCTACAGCCACGGCAGGCGCGTGACCTTCGCGACCCGGACACACGATATGAGACCATTCGCGACGATAGGCTGGGGCGCATCAACGACGTCAACCGATCCAAGTATGGCGTTGGAGGGCTGATCTACCCTCATGGCGGTGTTCGCCCCGCCATCAGAGCAATCATGGGGGCAATTGACGGCGGCGCAAAATTCTACTTCCAGTCCGATATTCGAGCCTTCTTCACCAAAATTCCGACAGACAAGGTGGTTGACTTCGTTCTGCGAGAAACCGGGGACGAAGCATTCATTGAGCTGTTCGCCAAGGCTCTTGAGGTTCACTTGGCGAATGAAGATGAGCTAGTTGGCTACGCGCACCTGTTTCCGAAGGGCGGAATCGGCGTTGCTCAAGGGTCCTCTCTTTCGGCCTTCGCGGGAAATGTGTTACTTTATGAGATGGACCAGAAGCTGAACACCATGGGTGTGACGGCGGTGAGATACATCGACGACATTCTCATGGTCGGTGCAGACCTTTCATCTATCGACGCCGCCAAAGCGTATGCTGAGAAAACCCTGACAGACTTTGGTTTCGGTCTCTACACACCCGCAGATGGCCCGGAAAAGGCCGCGCAAGGCGAGTGTAGCAAATCCATCAACTTCCTTGGCTGCACACTACAGCCCAAGCGGTGCGTCCCAAGCGCGAAGTCTATCGACAATATGAAGGAAGGCGTCCGAGAGACGCTTGCAGCTTCCAAGGCTGCGATCAAGGAGGCGCTCACGAAGGGAACCTCCCTCAACTCCAAGCATTCACAGAGCGCCACTTTAGATTCTTTAGGTAAGCGCATCTATGGATGGCAAAAATCCTTCGCCTTCTGCAATCAACGTCAACCCTTCGAGCACTTTGACGACTACGTTGCGAAACAGGTCGCGGACTACCACGGCGTGATCGTTCGGCAGCTTGGGAAGGTCGATCATCGGGTCAAGGCGATGATACTTGGCGTCCCTTCGACAGCAGATATGTTCGACAACACCCGCGAAAAAGCCGCGAGACTTGCAGATTGAGCTTACCGCAGATTCGTCAGCTTTCTGCGCTCTGCGGTCATTCGACCAGGGCGCAGCGAGCGGCAGCTGTCCGCCCTCCCGTCCCGCGTCTGTCGCAACATCCGAGATAGAGGCATCGGAGCTACTGTGCATGAGATCAGTCTTCGATCAGGCCTTGAAGATAGTCTTCAATGGTCTCCAGGAGGGCAGTCTCATCCTCGGGACCGATGCCTAGGAACGGGCGTGCCGGGATGTCGCCCCAGGGGATCGTCATAAAGAAATCGCGGCCATTCTTGTCCTTGCCGATCCGCGCGCCGAACTGCCCCTGGGCCGCGCCGAACTGCATCACGGCGGCGTAGATCATGTTCGATCCCCAGTCGACGTGCCCCGGCGCAACCTCATAGGCAATCGTGGTCGACAGCGCGCGCGTCACCCCGACCAGCTGGCCACCTTTCGGCGTGTCGCCCCGCGCGCCATAGGCGTCCAGCGTTGTCTGGCTGCGCGGTGCCCAGGCCGTGCCGTCCGGCGCTGTGCCAGTCTTGAAATTGCCCTGGGTCCGCTCGACCATCAATTCGCCGATGTCCTGAAGGAGCGGCGTCAGGTCGGAAAGCGCCTGTTCCGCCTCGGCCAGGGCGGGGCGCAGCGTGTCCGTGGTGACGTCGACGGTGATCATGCCGGCTCAGAGATCCAGTTCGACCGTTCGTGCGGCGGGATCGAAATCTGCGGACTGCCGCGCCATGAACAGCGCCTCCGACCAGGTGGCGCGCGCCATGTCCTGGTCTTCCTCCGGCAACTGCTCGATCAGCTCCGACAAGCGATCCTCCGCATCCGCCGGCAGTGGCTCCGCGTTGATCAGGTCCATGATCTGCTGCGTGACGTCAGACATTCCGTCGGTCCCTTGCCTTGAACAGAGCGAGCAGCTCGGGCTTGATCCGGGCGTGATACTCCGGCCCCAACATATACAGCACGAAGCTCTCAGCGACAAACTCCTTGAAGTTTGTCGACCCGTAGATCGAAACCGCGAAGTTCCACCCGTCGCGATCCCAGCCTTCAATCGCTGCGTTCACCGCCTCCCAATGGGAAAAGTGGAACTGATGGCCGGTCTCGTGAATGGCCACGGAGCGTGGATAGTCCTCGCCCCCGATCACCACCGTGTGCTGCCATGTTGCGCGTTCGGCCGCGCGGCGTGCTGGACCATCCGGCAGCTTTGCAATCGCCTTCGCATGTTCCGTTGCCCAGGTCTCCAATCGCTTGGCTTGTGCCTCGGGCGCATACCAGGGCTCCCTGGACAGCCCGACCCTGTTCCAGCCCATGACCTTGTATCCGGGTGCGTACCAGGCACTGGCGTTCGGCGAAGGCTTGAGCCTGCCTCCGGTTGCCGTGGCTATGACCTTCGCGGAGCCCACGGCCTGCAACGGCACCATATCGAAGCGGTTTTTCAGCTCCCAGAGCGTTTGCACCACCTCGTTGACCGCATCGAGCTTCACTTTCCCGGGCCAAGAGACCTGTTTCTCGGCCAGCCCGCTTTCCACCACCAGCACCGCCGCATCCTTCAGGGACGTCGCCGGTCGCAGAGGCGGCACGGACGGCGACGGCGGGTCGGCGGCATCTTCGGTCAGCGCCGTGGACAACCCCTCGGGCAAGGCACCGGCCTTGCGCCGGATCTGCTTGCGCACCTCGTCGACCACGCTGCCGCCCGGCGCATAGCCCCAGCCTCGATCGATCCCATCCGGCTCGCCGGTCTTCTGGTTCAGATCCCGCCAGTTCTCGGGCAGCGTGACTTTCGGGTTGCCGCCGAGGCGTATCGCCTGCCGCAACGAGCGGGCGCCGACGACATAGCAGCTGCAGCCCCAGCCGTTCGGGGGATAGTGCGTGGCCCAGAACGGGTGATCGGCCGGCAGGATCAAGCCGTCCCAGGCAAGGTGCTGCTCGCGCGGCTCCAGCGCGCCGCCGTGGCGATAGACCCAGTATTTGAACCCGCCCTCGACCAGCTGAGCATGCCGTCCGGCGGCGTAGCTGGTGCGCATGTTCGTCTGGTAGATGATCCGGGTGCGCCAGGCCTCGCCCTTTTTCGTGCCCTCCCCGGTCCAGCCATGCCAGCCGCGCCGCTCGACGATCTGCCGGAAGTCACGCCGGAACTCTTCCAGGCTGGTGCCGTCGACGATGGACTTCTCGACGGCCTTGGCAAGGTCCGCCAGCAGGTCCGCCTTGGCGGCACCGGCCACCATGAAGGCGCGGTCGTGTTGCGCCTTCCACAGTTCGTCCCACTTGGCCGTGGGCACCTGGTTGCCCAGGCGGAGCCGGAAGGCCGCTACCTGTTCCTTGAACGGCTTCCGAAAGCTCGTGGCGAGATCAGCCATCGCCGCCGCCGGCCATCAGGCGCCCTGCCAGGTCACCCGCGATGAACGCCTGCGCCAGGACCTTGGCCAGGGCATCCTGCGACACCGAGGGGTACGCCCCGAGCAGCATCTCGCGCAGCTCCTCCAGGCTCTCGGCCGAGCCCATCATCGCCTCGATCTGCCCCAGCATCGCCTCGATCTCGGGTGCGGCCTCCTCGGCCAGCTGATCGACCGCGATGTCGAGAGGCGTTGTGCCGCCCGCTGAGCGGCCTCTCTCGTCGTCACGGCCCACCGCCGCCGAAAGCGCGGCAAGGGTATTCAATGGGTATTTAACGGCGCTCTCAGGAGGGTTTCCGTCCCCTGCCCCCGGTTGGCCCGGCGCCTGCGGCGCATTCTGCCCCCCGGGACGCAGGATTTTGGCCCCTTCAGAAGGCCGGCGCAGGCCGAGCTTGGCATAGACATCGTCCTCTGCCACGGCCAGCCCGCGATCCACGGCCTCCCCCACGGTCTGCATCCACTTGGCAAGGTCCTCGGCCTCTGGCCGGGCGATGACGATCCGGGGGTAGCGGCCATGCCCGCGATAGTTCAGATCCACCCAGGGCCGCACCAGGTCGCGGTTGAGCGCGCCGGAGAGCGCCTTGGCATCCGCCCTCTCGATGTCCTCCTGCACCATCCGGTGCTCCTTGCCGGACCCCAGCCCGCCGACCTCGGCGTCGGTGGTCGCGGTCTGGCCCAGCACCGCCTTCGAGACCTGCTTGTCCAGCCAGTCGGCCCGGCTCTCGTAGAGATCCACCGAGGCGCCGACGTTGCCGGTTTCCACGAACTCGATCTCCATGCCTTCGGGCATGATCGCGGCGCAATCGCCGGCGATGTTCGCCACCGCCCGGAACAGCGTGTTCCGGTCCTTCTCGGAAGCTCCCACCGGATACCTGCCCACGCGCAGGGGCTGACCATAGGTCTGGGTGAAGATCGCCCAGTCCCGCAGCGTGTACATCTTGAAGAGATAGGCCCAGGTCACGGCCCTGCAGATCCCAGACCGGGGCGTGATCCCGCTCTTGGCCCGGATCCGGGGATGGATGAACTTGTATGCCGGCAGCGGTTCGTCCTGGCCGTTCTCACCGATCAGGATTGGCGTCTTCAGATCGCGGCGGTCGAACCGAAACCAGCGCGGGTCCCGGGCCTCCAAACGCACCGGCCAGAACTGACCGGCGCTTTGCTCCCAGATGATCTCCGTGAAGGAATAGCCCTTGCCGATGCTGTCGAGGATATCGAACAGCTCCTCCTCCAGCTCATCGCGCAGGAGCCAAGTGCGCAGATCCTCGGCGATCCGCTTGTCCGTCGCCTCCGAACTGGCATCTTCGACCGTGATGTCGAGCTGGGTGACAGACCGCTTCCGCGTGCCAAGCACCCCGACATAGTGCAGGTCGCGCTCTTCCATCGCCTCGGCCAGCTCCAGCTGGCGTTCGGGATGCCCCTCGTCCGCTTCGCGCAGGATGTTCGCCAGGCGGCGCGGATCGAGCCCGTCGCCGGGGTAGCCGGTGAGCGGCGAACGCACGCCGGTCAGGGAGGGGCCTGCCACCTCGCGCGTCAGCTCACGCCGACGAACCGGGCGGCCCCATTGATCGACCAGTTGGGTCATCACTCAACTCCTTGTCAAAATACGCCCCCGCGCAGGCGCGCGCCCAGCGGCTGGCGCCACCAGGGCCGGTCATTGTCCCGGTCGTCGGGACCGTCCTGGCGTTCTGTCACCGGCTGGTAGGCGATCTCGGTGCCGGTCTGCCGGCTGGCGTACCAGGCGAGCGCCCCGGCCACGGCGCTATCGCCGTGCCGGTCCAGCCCGTCCGATCCCTTGAAGCGGAAGTCGCGCGGCACGCGGATGATGCCGTCCACGAACTGCAGCGCCTGGTGATCCGCCAGCACGTCGGCATGGGCCGGCAGTTCGATGGTACGGTCGGTGAAGGCCTCGATGTAGGAGGGCATCTCGGAGGCGTACCATTCGCGGCTGAAGCTCACCTCCTCGATCCGGCTGCCGTAGCGCATGGCCGCCTCCTCGGCGAGGTAGGCACCGTTGCCGGTCTTGTCGACGGCCCCCTTCATGAAGCGGGGCAAACGGTCGGCGATGTAGAATAAGACCTGCTTCTGCTGGCCGAAGGGGATGTTGCGCATTTCGACGATCAGCCTGCAGCGCTGGCGCAGGTCCTCGCCCTCTTCCAGGATCACGATGTCAGTAGCATCGCCGGACCGGGCAAAGTCCTCGCCGAGGTTGTGGCGGCGTTTGGGGTCCAGGCTGTCGAGAACCGGCTTCAGGTGGTCCTCGCACCAGGCCAGCGTCTCGGCCTTGCGCTGCTCCTCTGGCGCGTTCTTGAAGGCGTCCGGCTGGTGCCAGCGGTGGAAAGGCGCGCCCTTCGCCAGGCAGGCCTCGATCTGCACCCGCGTCAGCGCGGCACCGGCCATCTCCGAGGGGACCGCGTCGAGTTCCTGCTTCATCGCGGCGTCGCGCGCGCCGTAGGAGCTGCGGATCTGCGCCTCCCAGGCGTCCTGATCCTTCTGCGACCAGGTCTCGCCCTTCATCAGGCAAACCCGCTTGAAGAGACCGTTCCGCACCGCGTCGCCGAAAGTGCAGGTGTGGACCTTGAAGCCGTTCTTGCCCGCAAGCGCTTCGCGGATCAGCTCGTTGAACGGGTTCAGGTGCCCGTTGTGGGTCGAGATCACCCGCACCTTGCCGCCCCAGATCAGCAGGGCGTTCACCGCATCGATAACCTCGCGCACGTCGCGGTGGAACGCCGCTTCGTCGATGACCACGATGCCCTGAAGGCCGCGGATGTTGGCAGGGTTCGACGACAGCGCCTCGACACGGAACCCGGAGGCAAAGCGCACGCGGTAGGCCGCGATCTGCTTGGTCGTGCCATCGGGCTGCTGGTCCTCGAAGAGGAATTCCTCGACCTGCCCCAGTTCACCGGCCACCACCTTGGCGAAGTGCGCGACATAGCCGATTGCCTCGCGGCCCTTGTCCTTGGTGTCGCCGATGTAGAAGCAGTTCTGCCCGCCCGCATCGCGCGAGGCGGCGGCGATCAGCGTATCGTCTAGCATCTCGGCAAAGGTGATCCCCGTCCTGCGCCCCTTCCTGCAGATCTTCAGATCCGACAAATCCTCCAGCCAGGTCTTCTGGTGCTCCATTAGGATGCCATCGGCAAGCGGGTCGAGATCCGCCGGGATGTCCCCGCCGCGCGGCAGGTCGACGGGGAGTTCCTCAGGATTGCGGGAGAGGACAGGATGGGTCATGGCGGTCACTTCTTCGACGGTGTCGCCTCGGCCGGGAGGACCTGCCCTGGCAGCCCCGGGCGCCGAGGCCTGAGCGAGACCAGGTAGGGTTCTCCCCGCCACCAGCGCACCTTGGCGGCATCGCCGAGGTGGGTGACAAAGACCTCGCGGCGACCGAGGCACCAGGCCAGTGCGGCGCGCCATTTCGGCCCCTTGCGCCAGTGGTGGTCACCGACCAGGAGGATCGCATTGACCTGGGCGCGCGACCGGCTCACGACCGCAGCCCCAGCACGCCCTTGCGCAGGCGGTCGAGCATCTCGGCCGAGAGCCCGGCCTCGGTGGCCGTGGCCTCCAGCGCCTCGTCCATCTCCGCCTGTGCCACTTCGCGCGCCTCGCGGGCGACACGGGCGCGCTCATCGGCCAGAAGCTTCTCGCGCATGCCCGAACTGCTCATGAGGTCCTTGAGCATCCGGCCCAGGCTCATCAGGTCCTTGGGGTCGAGGTGCTGATCTTCGGCACGAACCGACTGGATCATGTGAATCGCGCTGGTGGCGATCATCTGCATCAGCACCTTGTGCAGCTCACCCTCGGCCTCGATGTCGAGATCCGACAGCAGGGTCTCGGCGATGGCGAAGGCTTCGCGCTGATCCTTCAACGCCTTCGAGAAATCGCCGACAGCCGTCTTGCCCACCGACAGTTCAAGACCCGCCTCCTGCAGACGGAAGTTCAGCGCCTCGGTGACATCGACGATGTCGGCGAAGCCCCGGTCGCGCAGCTCCTCGGCCAGCCAGCGGCGCAGCTCCTCCGGGATCAGGTCCAGCTTCTTGGGCGGCGGCATGTCAGCTTCCCGGCCGGGGGCGCTGGACGCCGGGATGCTTGGCGATGCCCTGGGCAATCTCGACGCCGCGCGTGGTGGCGGTAGCGACGATGAAGCCGCCCGCCAGCTCCTCGGTGGTCAGCATGCCCTGTTCGGCCAGCCAGCTCAGCTCGGTCACCACCTGGTCGCGCGAATAGGTGATCCCGAAGCGCGGAAGAAGATCGGTCATGATCGAGACATTGGAGGTGTAGCGCGGCGCGTCCTCCAGCATTCGCAGGATCGCCAGGCGGGCGTGTTGCTGCAGTTCTTCGGCGTAGCTCATGGCCGGCCCCCGATGTTTAAAAGGTAGTTCTCGATCCGCTCGACCGCGACGTAGAGACGTTTCGTCTCCTCGCTGCGTGACGAGACGGTGGTTTCGATCCGGGAAAGCTGCGCGCCGAACTCGCCAAAGCGCAGCTCCAGCCCGTGCAGATCTTCCTTGGCAGGCAGACTGGCAACCGTCTGTTCAAGCGAGCTGATCCGCTTGTCCTGGTCATCCATGCGCCCCGATCCGGTCTTCAGGCGATCATCAAGCGCGGACTGGCGCGTGCGCATCACCGCGACGGACATCGCGACCAGGGAGATGACAAGAGCGGCGCCATCCAGGAGGATTTTGATCAGGTCATAGCTCACAAGGCGGGTCCTTTCTGGATCACTTCGACGCCCGCCAGGCATCGAGAGCGGGATTGTCGGAAAGCACGGGATCGGAGGCCTGGGGCGTCTCATCGCCGTCGAGGGCGCGCAGGCTGTCGCGGCTCTTCAGGACGGCTTGCGTCTGGGTCAGGAGGCCCGCCACGTCGCGCTGGAAGTCGAGGCCCTTCACCTGCTGGCGCCCTCCGAAAAAGAAGGTGACGATCACCAGGATCACCGCCCAGACGCTCTGCGGGATCACGGCCCAGGCGGCAAAGACCTGCGCCATGAAGACCGGGTCATAGGGGGTCCAGACCAGCACCCAGAGCGCCCAAAGCGCCAGCAACGGACGCGGCAAACGGTTGAGGCCGTCGATCAGGCTGTCCCACCAGGTGCGGCGCGTCCGCTGACAGAACTCGGCCGCGAACTGGTCCAGCGCCGCACTGTCCAGGTCATGGCTGCGTTTCGACGCGGCCTCTGCGTTGACCCGGAACACTTCCGCCATCTCGCGCACCGCGTTGCGGTCTCCACCGAAGAGCGTGGCGAGGATCTGACCGATCAGCCCCATGCCGCCACCCGCGCCTGAAACTGCGCATCGGTCATGTGGTACTCGGGCGAGATGAATTCCTCCGCCCGCTTGATCCAGCCGCCTTTGCCACCGGCACGGGTGCGGGCGTACTTGCGGCTGGCCGGGCGCCGGTCGGCGATGCGGAAGTAGAAGTTGCGCCGCTCGATCCCGTAGGCGTCGACCAGGAACGCCCCGGCCCGCTCCCAGGCCCGGTTCGCGGCGGCGATGGTCTGCGGACCGATCACGCCATCGATGGCGATTTCGGGAGGTGCCATTTCACAGAGCAGACGCTGGAGGATCTTCACCGCGTTGGCGCCCGCATTGACATACATGTCGAAGACGGTGGGTTGCAGCGCCTCGGGCAGTTCGTCGATGCGCGGCCCGAAGAAGTATCGCTCCTCGAAGATCGTGACGGCATGCTCCCGCGAGAGCGCGCGCACGTCCAAGACGTCGATGTCGCCGTCTCCGTCCAGATCCCCCCAGGGGATGTTGCGCAGCGTGTGGATCGTGACGCCGTACTTGGTCGCACCGCCCGGATCGTCGGGATCGTTCACGAACCCGCCCTCACGGGCGACGATCTCCTCGGCCATCCGGCGCACGTCATGTTTCCTGGACATCTGATACCCCCGTTGAACGGGGTCAGAATGCCGGGTTGAAACGGCTGTTTACGTTGGCAAGGTTGTCGTCAGAAGAGGGACAGCTGGTCCGGATCCGTCGGAGGCTGCAGCGCACGCGTCTCGCTGAGAGTGCGCTTGACGTTGGTATAGCTGGTCTTCAGGGCACGACAGATCTGCGACATCGACAGGCCTTCGGCATGCAATGCCCGGATCAGCCAGTTCTTCGGCATCGGGATCGTGACCCTGTTCGAGGGCATGCGCCCGCTCAGCTCCCGCAGCTTTTCCGCGCCGATCAGCTGCTCGGCCGCACTGCGGCCGCGGGGATCGTCGGGGAAATAGAGAGGAGAGCCACCGAACATGACCAGGAAGCTGACCGCCATGCGCGGCCCCAGGACCTCGATATAGGGATCCAGGTGCGCCGGGTGGCGCGGATATGCCACCGGCTCGGTCATTCGATGTCGCGTTTCCGGGGCGGGCCGCTGTGGCCCTTCTCGGGGCGGTTCCGCTCGAAACAAGTGGTGACATTGCCGTTCTGGCTCAGGCGGAACGAGATGCCCTCGATGTTCACCGCGCACATGCCCTCGAAGCCCTCGCAGGCGGCGTCGATCCGCGCGCCGAGCTCGCGCCGGACAGCTTCGATGTCGATGCCCTGCACCCGCTCCAGGTAGCGCAGGACGGCATGATCGGTGACCCTGTGGCGCGGCTTCTTCATTTGCCGATCCTCGACCATTCGAAATCGATCTTCGCGCGCTTCCCCCACTGGATCAGGGCCTGCAGCACCGCGTCGATCTTGTCGTGATCGCGCAGCCCGTCGATGTCGGCCGGGACAAAGCCCCAGGCCTCGCCGAAGCGCTTCTGGATGAACTTGTTCAGCCCCTTGCGCGTCGGGTCCTTCAACTCACCCGCATGGCCCAGCTTGGCCCAGAGAACATGGACAAGGCGCAGGTCCGCGCGGGGCGCCTTGGGGCGCTTGCCCGAGGACGGCCGGAACCCGCGCGCCTTCAGCTCGTCCAGGATGCGCTTGCGCTCATCGTCGGACATCTCCGCAAGGCTTGCCTTGCCCACCAGGCGCAACTGCAGATCGTGCCGGGTTTCCGCGTCGATCCCGAGCTGGCGGCAACCGACCTGGATGGTGCGGATCATATTGGCGGTCATGAAAGAAACCCCGTGTTAACTCGGTTGGCGGAAGGTCATCGAATGGTGTTCAAGATCATGATCCAGGTAGATCGCGACCTGCCCGACAGGCGGCAGGGCTACGCGCGCGCAGACACCGAGGCCGAGGCCCTGGCAATGAGCGGGGCCACCATCGCGATTGCCCAACCGGGAAAGCTCTGGCCCGGCGGACCCGACGAGACCTTCTACTGGAACATGTGACCTGACAAAGGTCCGGCGCATCACCCGCTCCCTCACGCCTTGGCCAGGTCGATGGTGATGGCTTCCCAGGGCGCCTCGCCGTGGTCGCGCTGGTAGCAGCGGACGTAGGTCTTGGAGCCGACGACGCGCATGGCGTCCTTAATCGCCTCCATCGCCTTCTTCCAACGCTCGTCCGCGATCTCCAGGCGCAGCAGCATGAAGATCTCGGCGCGGTTTATCTGACCCGCCTTGTCGGTGTTGAAGGCGCGGGTCACGACAGCGCGCAGTTCGTCGCCTGCATCTGCGGCCCATTCGTTCAGGCACTCGTCGATCAGGTCTTTCGCGATCTGCAGCTCGGGGCCGAAGTCGATCTGATCGGCCACCTGCACCTGGACCTTCATGCACCCGTCGAAGCTCATGAAGGTCTTGTTGCCCTTCGGGCCGCCGCGCGTATCGCCGTATTCCTGCGCCAGCAGCGCCTCGAAGCCCGAAAGATCCTCGAAGGTGTGGTTCTTGAACCGGCTGACCTGGCAGCTCAGCTCCCTGGCGTAGCCGATCACCTTGCGGACCACCTCGTCCTGCAGCTGGTCCTGGGCCTTGACGGTCGAGAGAGGCTGCAGCCGCCCCTTGGCGTCCTTCATGTGCGGGGTCCCATCGACGTCGATGACGCCGGGTTTGCTGTGCTCGGTCATGGGGGTGTCAGGCATTCCCGTTCTCCTTGTTCATGGGGCAGCGATTGCAGGCGCGGAACATCTGGACCGCGCGGGTGTTGCGCGACGAGAAGGCGGTCGAACGCCCGCGCCAGTCGCGGCAGACCTTCTTGTCGATCTCGCCCAGGACCGGGCAGACCAACGTCTCGCCCATCAGAGCGCCGCGCACCCTCTCCTCGACCGCCGCCATGTCGCCCGTGTAGGTCCGAGAGAGGACGGTCGAGACCAGGGAGGCACTGCGCCCGATCCGGCGCGCCGCCTTGTTCTGGCTGGTGCGGTCGCATTCCTGGGCCAGTTCGCGGATCCAGGTCGGCAACTCCGGCCCCCAGCCGATGCGGGCTTTCTCCAGCGCGCTCATGATGTCCCACCGTTCAACGGCAGGAACTCGCCCTCGTTCGGATCCATCACGCCATTGACCCGGCGCACCACAGGGGCCTGCGGGCCGGTGTTGCGGATCAACTGGTAGCGCGGCTGACGTCGTCCCGGGATCGCGGTCTCACGCACCTTCAGGTAGCCCGCCGCCAGCAACGACCGGCAATAGGAGCGGGCCTTCTCGACGGTGACTTCGACACCGCCCGCGTTGGCGTGCGCTGCCAGGTCGGTCGGGGTGAAGTTCGGCATGCGGCGCATGGCGCGCCACATGTTCCCCTCGGGAGTGGGGTCGGCCTTGACCGACGGCACAACCGGGATTGCCCGGGCCGCGTTTACGTAGATCTTGCGATGGCCGTCCTTGCGGGACACGCGGATCCAGCCCAGGCGCGCCCAGCGGCGCATGAACTTCTGCGCGGTCTCGGCGCACATGTTCATCGCCTCAAGATCGGTCCAATGGAACTCGGCGAGCCCTTCGACCTTGCGCCAGGCATCGCGCTCCATCGGGCTGCGGAAGTCCTGGCTCATGCCGCCCCCCGCTTGCGCTGGTTGCCCAACTGGGCGCTGATCGCGCCGCCGATCCCGTGGAGCTTCACCAGCGACAGGAAGTCGGTGTCGACCTGGCGTTGCCCCCGCCGTCGCGCCGCCTCACGGATCCTCTCGAAGTTGACGCTCAGCTTGCGCGCGCTGCCATCGGTCAGGCGCAGCAACTCGTCGAGGACGTCGGGCGAGACCTCGACCCCGGCGCAGTAGATGCGCGCCAGGTGGCCAGCATCGGCCGCGTTGCAGGGCAAGGTCTCGGTGCTGACCAGGACACGGTCGTAGATGTTCGGCCACTTGGTCAGATTCGCCTCGAAGTCCGGCTCCCCCACGAAGATCAGCGGCGTGAAGCACCCCTCGTAGATGTCGCGGGCCACGTCCATCATGCCACTCTTCATGAGGTACTGCGCGTCGTCGATGATCAGCGGGCGGTCGGAGAGCGCCAGGGCACGGCTGATCGCGTCGGCCTTGCGGGGCAGCGTGCCGCGCACCCCCTTCATCTCCAGCTCTTCCAGCAGCACGTCGGCCATGTGCTGGCGGGTCCAGGTGCTCTTGGCCTGCACGATATGCGCGTTGTACTCGTTCGCGGCCAGGGTCGTTGCCGAGGTCTTCCCCGCGCCGTGCCGCCCGAAGAAAACACCGATCCCGGGCAGCGTGACACTGCGGTGCTGCAGCTGGTCGACCATTTCCAGCAGGGCCGCGACATTGCGGAGGGGGGCCAGATCGCCTTGCATGTTCTGCTCCTTATTCATTCGTTGTTCTTGCCCAGCGCCCGGTGCATCCGCAGACGGGAGCGGTATTCCGAGGTTGTCTGGTACTGGGCGAGCCAGTCCGCCTGCTCGGGCGTCATGGGCTGGCCGTCGTCTTGCATCTGCTCCAGCTCCAGCGCCCTTGCGAAATCCTCCTCCGGATCTCGCTCGTCCGGTTTCGGGGAGGCGCGGCGCTGTTCCAGCTTCGTGACCCGGGCCGTCAGGCGCTCTTCCTCCTCGGGAACCTCGGCCCTGCGGCGCCCGCCCTTGGGCGCGGCCGGATGGATCTTGGGCAAGCGGATCACACCCGCATCCGGCAACCCGTCGCCCGGCGCATTCTCTCGCGCCGCCGCCAGCCGCTTGGACGCGGCCGCATCCGTAATCTTCTTCTCGATCCGGGCCTGTTCCCGCGTCAGGCGCTTGAACGCCTTCTTGTCGCGGTTGTGTTCCCTGGCATCCGCCACCGACAGGAACCCACCCGCACGTTTGAGCGGCGCTTCGCCCAGGAAGGTGCCATCCATCTGGTAGACCAGCAGCCCGGCATGCAGATCATCCGGGTCGAACCGAACGGTGACGTCCTTGCCCGCGATCTGCCACATCCACTCGGCCCAGTAGCGCGAGCCGTAGATCGAGACCTCGCCATTCTTGCGATCCGCCCGGACACCCTCGGCCCGCATCAGCCAGAGGCGCTGCTGTTCCTCGGTTGCCTTGGTGATTGGTGAGGCCGCGTAGCTCTCATTGAACACCTCGTCGAAGGACCGTTGATTGGCCACTTCCGACCGCCGTCCCCGCCGGGCGTTATGCGCCGCGATCTCGCGCTCCAGGACCGCGCGGAAGTCCTCCAGCGGGATGGCCCGCGCGCCGTGGTTCTCCGGCTTCTCGACCGTGTTGCGCCCGGTGTAGGCCCCGACGAAGGCCGGGTTCTTGGCGACGCGGTCACAAAGGTCGCGAAAGGCGCGCTCGATGGGTTTCGCCTGGCCCCAGCCCGGCGTCGCGAAATGCAGCTCGATCCCCAAGAGCGGGAAGAGGCCCAGGACCTCGCCCTGCACCAGCTTGAAGCGCTTCCGATGCTCGGTCTGGCCGGTCATCACCTTGTTGACGAACTCGTGCCCGTTATCCATCAGGCAGTGCTGCGGGATGCCGTAGCGGCGGACCAGGTCGCCGAAGGCCAGCTGGACCGTGTGCCCGTTCGCCGTCTCCGAGAGGCGGTAGGCCAGGAACTTTCCGCTGTAGATGTCGGAGATCGCGATCATCTGGATCCGGCCCGGCTTCTCGCGGTCCGGGAATTGGATGAAGACATCGAACTTGTGATAGTCGGTCTGCACCGCCTCCATCGCGTGCATGTAGGTCTTGTCGCGGGTCTGGTGCGGGAAGTAGCGGCTCAGCGCATGAGCTCCCTTGCGCAGGTAGACCTGCACATGTTCGGGCACAGTTTCGGCTATGGTGCGGCGCACCTTCCAAAGCGGTGCAACCGGAATGCCTTCCTTCTGCGCAACTTCCTCTGCCCAGTCATAGGCCGCTGTCATAGGCGGCTGCGATTTGGTCAGGAAGTAGGTCTTCACCAGGTCGAGGAACGCGTCATCCAGCGGCGTCTGCGTCTTGCGCCCCTTGCCTGACGCGGGCGCCAGGTAGGGCAGCCAATCCTCGGGCGCGATACCCTCGACCAGGGCCAGCCAGTTCCAGAGGGTCTTTTCCGATTTGCCCGTCTGCCGGGCCACGGCGCGCACCGCCTCGGTGCGGGTCATGCCCGCGCGTTCCAGCGCATCGACCTCGCGCAGCGCCGTCAGGCGCGTCTCGGCGGTGGCCTTGGCCTTCGCTTTCAGCTTGTCGAACTCCGCCCAGGCCTGGTCGCGGGACCGCCTGGGCGCCTCCTGGGCCGCGTCATGCAGTCCATGCAGCTTGCTCAGCGCAACCTTGGCCCGCCTCGGGAACAGGCTGACATGGTATTCGAGGCCCCCGCCCCGACCTTTGCGGCGGCGCACCTTGCCAGGCTGGCTGGCCCAGCCGTGACGACGGGCGAGATCATTCACGCGCCGCTTGGTCGTGGGCATGTCGGGCAGCCGGGCCTCGGCAATCTCGGCGGCGGTCCACCAGGTCTGGGCAGGGGAGGTCGTCATTCGGAGAGCCCCTTGTCCATTTCGTCCAGAAGCAACCAAACCTCGGTGCCATGCTCCTCCAGGAAGCGACGACGCGCGGCCTTGTTGGCGCGTTTCCAGGCATCAACCATCCGGGCGTAGCTCGCGTCGGTGGCATCCTTCGGCACAGGGCCTTCACCGCGCGCGGCCTTCACCTGGCGCACGGCGTCGGCGGCGCTTTTTGCCTCGCCCCTGGACATGAGATCGACCACGTCGTAGCGCGTGACCGGGTCAGCGATCTTGCCCAACTGCATCAGGTCGACGACACCGACCGGTTTCGGTGCCTTGCGAAGATCAACGACCTCTTTTGCGCCCAGAGCCTGACCGGCCCGAATGAAATTGCGGACATGTCGGGGCGTGATGCCAAGCGTGTGCGAAACTGCCTCCGCGAAGGATGCGACGGAAACGGTTTCCTCCGAATTCCATCGCTTCGCCACAAGGTCGGCACCGATCATCGCCTTGGCCTCTGGGTGCATCTTCTCGTACACCGCCTTGCGGCGCGCTAGGAAGACAGCAGTATCCAGGGCCGACAGCTCGGCGCCCGCCAGGTTGTCGTCGATCTCCATCAACTGCGCGAAGTCGTCCGTGCAGTTCCAGCAAGTGACCTTGATCGTCTCGTAGCCTTCGACCCCTTCGTCGCGCAGCTCGCGCGCGGCAGTCAGGCGGTGTCCGCCTGCCAACAGGACGATCTTGCCGCCCTTCTTCAGTTTGCGGACATGGATCGGGTCCTTGATCACCCCCAGCTCGCGGATCGAGGTCTTGAGCGCCTCGACCCCGGCGGCGCTGACCGGCCGTAGGCGATTGCCCATGTCGATCTCGTCAACCAGCAGTTCGGTGATGGTGGTGATGATCTTACCCATCGGCGCGTGGGCCTTTCGTCATCTGGTAGTACCAGCGGGACTCGCCATTCGGCCCGTCGCTGCGGCGGGTACAGTCGATCTTCGCGCCGATGCAGCGCAGCTCGGAAATGATCGCGCTGACGGCGGGCGCCTTGGCCCGTGACATGATCTCCAGCGTGGAATGCTCGCGCCTGTCGCTCAGCACCTTGAGGACACGCTGCAGCCGCGCGGACTTAATCGAGGCATGGTTCATGCAGACAGCCCCTGGCGGCGGTCAAAGGGATCGGCTCCATGCCGACACCCGTTGCACATGCGGTTGTGCGGTCCTTCGCTGATGAAGGACACGCCGCAGCAAATGCAGGGACGACGGCGGCGCCGCGCCTCGCGGTTCAGTTCGTCGCAGCGATCCTCGGCAACAGACCGGGAACTGACCTGGTTGCTGACCTTCTCACGCGTGCGGCGATTGAAGACGGCCCAGCCATAGCCGCTCTGCCGGACCTGGTAAGGCTCATACATGGCGCCGCTCCCGTGCATAGCTGGTGGCGCTGGCCACCAGGGCCTCGATGGCGATCAGCGTGCCGCTTGCTTCCAGCGCATCGAGGAGGTCGATGGCGTCGCGTTCCAGCACCAGGGCATCCCCGATGTGGTGGGCAGCCGTAAAAATCTGGCCCAGGCGTTGAGCCGTGGAGGCGAGGCGGCGATGGGCGCGAGCCTGTGCTATCAGACAGCGCAGGTCGCACAGGTTTTTCCGGGTTTCAGGGGGCATTGAACGCTCCTTCAAACGGGCAGGAACAGGGGGGCAAACAAAGCGCCGATCAGCAGTATCGCGATGCAGACACCGGCGATCCCGTCGCCGATCCGGCTGTCACTGATCCACCGTTCAGCGCGGACGATCCGGTCCCACGCCGCACGCCACCGGGAGGCACTGGCGGCACGCGGCGCGGGGGACTGCGGCACCTGGGCGCCACAGGATCCGGACAGGCCCATCTGCTCGTGAGTGGTGGCCTTGCCTGTGCCAGGCCCGTCCGGTGTGTCGAGGTCAAAGAAAGCGTCCCGGAGCGCCTCGGCATGGTCGCGCAGATGCGTGACCGTGTAGGCCAGTTCGGGGTGATAGCGGGGGTCGAGCACCGTCTCGATCAACGTGGCGCCCAGGGCGATCCGCTCGCGGTCGGTGAGGCCCGCGCCCGCCATATGCGCGCGCAGGACAACATCGGCACGGGTCAGCATCAGGCAACTCCCCGACTGTCGATCTTGGCGTCGGGACGCTCGATGTCCGCAGGCCATTCCAGGTCGGACGGCCAGCGCTGGGACAAAAGCCCCAACGCTTTTTCATAGGTGTCCGAACGCGGGTGACCGCCATTTTCCAGCCTGTGGAAGAAGTCACCCTTTCCGAACAATCGCATCGAGATCGCCCAATGCGTGACGCCTTCATGCGCCGACAGTTCGGTCGCGAGGCGGATCAATTTTTGACGTGCGCTGCTCATGCTTGCACATTGGCCCAATAGGGCTAGACACGTCAAGCCCTATTGGGCTACACAAATTGCATTCTTTAATTTTTAGCCCAACTGGGCTAGCCGAATGTTATGGATGAAGTAATTCGAGCGATAGAAGCCGCTCTAGAGCGGCACAGCATGTCTGCTTCAGCCGCTTCCCAGAAGGCGGTTGGCAATCCGTCGTTTATCAAGAACCTCAAGAACAGAAGGTCGGAACAAGGCCGGCCCCACGCTATAGAAAGCCTACAAGCTCTCGCTGAAGTACTGGGGCTGGAATTTTACATTGGCCCGCCTCGGGCAACGGAATCGACATCCGAACTAGACGGCGAACGCTTTGCCACTATCGCGCGTTACGAGGCCAGCGCCGCCGCCGGACACGGCGTGGTCAACCTCGATGCCCCGCCAAAGGATCACCTCGCGGTTCCGCGCGACTGGCTGATCGAAACCGGCATCCGGCCCGACCGCTGCATCCTGATCACCGCACGCGGTGACAGCATGGCGCCCGCGATCTCCAACGGTGACCTGGTCATGATCGACCGGCACCGGAAAGAGATCACCGCGGGTAAACTCTACGTCTACAACGACCCGGACAACGGCACACGGGTCAAGCGCCTGGAGCTCATTCCAGGCGCCGCGACGATCATCGCCCGCAGCGACAACCCCGATCAAAAACGCTATCCACCCGAGTACCATACCGGCCCCGCCATGAACGCGATCTCACAGAACATCTTGGGCGAGGTTGTGTGGTCCGGGCATTTGTGGAGGTAGGAGTCAACCGGCCCAAACCTGCCGTTCGTTCGGTGTCCATCGCCGCAAAGCGGCTTCCCGAAACCGGCCTTTGGTGACATCACGCAGCAACATCTGATGGACCAGAGTCAGCAATGCGGGACGAAGCGGACGGATGAGCGTTTGTTTGGAGCCGAAAAAATCTGTGCTATCCTAGAGTCATCTGGCCCGAGGGGAACGCAGATGGCAAAAACAGCTCTCATTACCGGGGCCTCCAGTGGGATCGGCCGTGGCGCAGCCCTGAAACTCGGTTCCGAAGGCTGGCACATTCTCGCACATGGGCGCCGTGAAGACGCCCTTCGGGAAACCGAGGAGTTGGTCAGAGTGGCGGGGGGCACCTGCGAGACATTCGCGGCTGAAATGGGCGACATGGATGCAGTGGCGGCTATGGCGGAACGTGCCACGGCACCTGGTCGGCTTGACGCCCTCATCCACTGTGCCGCCAAGTTCACCTATGGCGCCGTTTCAACGGACCGATTTGCTGATTGGGATCTTTCAATTGACCAAGTTCTGAGGGCCACGATCCGATTGACAGCCCATGTTCTTCCCGCGATACGGGAGGCGGAGGGCGCGTTCGTCTATATTTGCGGACCAACGTCGTGGCTTGGCTGGAAGAACCATGCCATTCACTGTGCCCTCCGGCATGCGCAGGCGGGATTTGCCAAGGCGCTGTTCGAGGATGTTCGGGAGGACGGGGTGCGGGTGACCCTTGTTCATCCGGGCTTTGTGAACACGCCCACGGTCAAGGACGACGGAAAGGACCGCTCCCGCATGATCCAGCTCGATGATATCTCGACGATGATCGCAACGGCGATAGCGTTGCCGAACACGACCTGCGTCACTGAGCTCACTCTACGCCCGCAGCGGTCGCCCTATATCTGACGTTGTCAGCGACAGCCACTTGGTGTCCCTTGACCGATCGTCTAGACCTGCGGCGGCGCGGCAGGCCCCTCGCTCTAGCGCGCCAGGCCTGCGGACGCTGACGGCCCTGAGCTGCCATTCGGGCCAGATCGAGAATGTTGCATCGCAGCCCACCGAATCCGACGTTCGTGGTGCCGTGCAGAATTTTCCAGCTACTCGATGTCGGCAGTGAGCAAAAAGAAGACATCGAAAAAAGCAAATGAGATACGTGCTGCACAGTGAGGGCAGTATCTTGTTGCCGGAAAGGTGACCAGCTTTGAGGCGCCCTTGCAGAGCTTGGATCTGAAAATCCAGATATTCAATCCAACTCGATAACTCACACGCTTGGTGCCGCCTTATCTTCTTCGATCATCTTTATGATCGCGTCCACGACCTCCTGAATGAAATCAGCCTCATCAACGGAACTCTTTGGCCAAGTTTTGTAGAGCGTTTCGTTCAGAATTGGATACTTGTCACCGATCTCGAACTCCTCCGACTTGATTGGCAGTATCCTACCTTTTCTTGAAATGTTCATCGATATTGACGAGTTTAGCTCTTTGTTGGTCCAGCCCTTCTTTGAAAAAGTGGTCGTAAGAAAGGGGATGAAGAAACGCGACTTTAAGAGACCATGATTCACTTTCTCAACAATAGAATCGCCCCACTTTATGGAGCTCTCGTCGAAAAAGACTTTAACCCCTCCCGCAGTGAGGGCGTCGTGCAATTTTCGAACGCGATCCTTGTCCTCGCTGGCATGCGATAGAAAAACGTCAAAATCTTTGCTCATATCAGCTAACTCCTCTATCCACCCTACTTTAGTAAGCCCTGCATCGTGGGCCTGCAGGCACAATTTTGCTAGAACTGGGTCAGATGCTCCCCTGACCTGCCTGATGTGGGCTAGCCAACCCAAAATATGCTCACGCAATTTGTTTCTACCATCTGGCAACCACACCTTTGAAGCTTCTTCGAAGCCAACCTTCTTTGCCGAATGTATGATCATTCTCAGGCGATTAATATCCGACCTTCTAACGTTAACCCTCTCATTTACAGTAAGCCCAGTTACCTCTTGTCGATTATTGGGCATCATAAGTCTCGTCTTTTGGTCGTTTAGTGAGAATCCGGCCGCTCGAACCGCGTCTTGCAGGTCATTACCTAAAATTATCTCTCTACCAGCCTCGTGATCGTGGAAAGATTTAACTAGACACCTAGGTATCGAATTTTTGCTTGAGGAAAATGTGATATCATCCGAGTATCGGCTGTACTTGATCTTCTCTGAGCGGGCGATTTCCAAGAGCTTGCGATCTAAGCTGTTCGCTATAATGTTCGCGAGTACGGGCGAAGTGCTGGCGCCCTGTGGAAGGCTGCCTTGAAAGGTGCAAATTCGCGCCAAGATTGTAGAAACGTTTGGATTGAAGCCAAAAAGCTTTGAAAGAAATAGCCCCCGAATCCTCGGGAAAGTTATCGACGGGAAGAAGTCCGATAGATCGATATTTAGTATCCACCTCTGCCCCTTGTGGTAGGAAGCGTTGGATACGAAAGACGAGCCGGTGACAAACGCTTTTACGTGCGGCCCAGGATTATAAACATGGTGCAGTAGAGGGGCTAACCTATCTTGTGCCAAAGCGAGGCCTCGAACGGGCTTTGCAATTGCACGCTTTCCACCATTTTTTTTTGGTATCTCAAATGTGTGATAATATCTTCCGTCATCGGTATGCTGAAGGACGTAGAAAAATTTCTCAGGATCTAATTTCAGCGCAAAAGAAACGTCTTTAACGGAATGAGCGATCTTGAGTTGGAAGAGACATAGTTCCAGTTCGTTCATTCTTCACACATTCTCAACAGCTCGACCCTCGCTCTTTACCTTGCGTCGGGTATCACCCATGTCGCACGAACCGCGCCGCGCGATTGTGTACTGACATTCTAATAAGCAGCCGTGGATTCAACAGCCCCAAGTAGAGGGTCGAGCTGCCGCAAATCTGTCATGTTTTCGAGCTGCCGTGAAGGCTTAATCTTGAGAATTATTGATTGTATCCCCTGGAGTTAACCGCCCGTCGTGTCGTCCAAGCGTATACCGCCTGTATTCCGCGCTGAATGTCGGCTTCTTGTGGGGGGGCGTGAGCCTTCGCGTCCGCAGCGAATGACGGCTCCCCGCCCTACCCTTCGTCGGCGGATCTGGTTTGGCATAAAAAGCCCGTCAGTTGTCTGCGACCACTACCGGTCAGGACAGGGGCTGGGCTCTCCGGTGTCCGCGATGACTACAAAGTTCTCTCCCTTCATAGGAAAGCCACCAGATTTCCGTGATGGAATGGCCGCAATCTCGCGCCTGGCCAGCTTTCTCACGGCGGGAAGCGCCTCCGCCAAATCGGGTAAGTCGTTGCCGCGCGCGTACAGTTCGACGTCGGAAAGGACTTCAAGTAGCCAAGAATGATCGCGCATAGAGAGTACCCAAAACGTTGCAGACAACTTGAGCGTAGGTGGTTCGAACTTAAGAAGTAGTTAAGGCGCCGTCCGTACAGAGTTAACTGTGGATTAACCTTGAGCGTGTAGGTTCCAAGCATGGCAAGAAACCAAGTCCCTTTGCATTTGGATGCAATGCAAGTTCGAGGTGGCCGCCCGGCCAACGTCAACCAGCGGCCACCTCGTTTCCGTCGATTGGGGCTTGCCCTCATGCTAATCTTAGGCTGGGGCTACCTGGTCTTCTTGGCTACTTCTGCATTCCGGCTGTTCAATTTCTCATGATTGCCGCTCAGGCTCATCTACAGCCGAATACACGCATATACTGCCTAACTCTTTCTAGATTGGAACGCGTACTTTGCCCGCAGAGCGACTCGCAGGGCACGCCATCACCGTCGCCATCCGCTCGCCTGTATCCACATACGCACCACTGGTAGACCGCCTCTCTACAGCTTCCGAACCGACCACACGTTCCACCACAACTGTAGCTTTGGGCGATCTGGAACGACTGACGCGGTTCTGGACCTGTCACGGATTTGTGCCGCTCCTTTGACCACGTATCGTGTCGCAAAGGAGAACACAGATGGCATCACGACCGACCGAGGAATTCCGCGCCGAAGCAGTGCGTGTGGCGTTGACGAGCGGCTTGCCGCGTAAGCAGGTAGCGTCCGACTTCGGGATCGGCTTCTCAACGCTGAACCGCTGGATCCAGCAGGATCGGCGCAGCCCTGAGAAACCGACGATCCAATCCGATCTCGAACGCGAGA